CCAGGCAGAAGAAGTGAAGCAAGGGGACGGTAAATGTACCAGTCTGGTATATTTCACCCTTGTGGATGATGAGAAAGGTGCACCCGGAGAAGTGCGTAAAATGCTGCGGTTTGGGCGCAGCACGGAGCAGGTGGTGTATCAGCCGCTGCAGGACGTTCCGGGGATGGATGTGTACCCCATCGCGCAGATGCGGTGGGAAGATATGCCCAACTCGGCCCGCGGCGTAGGAGAATGTGAGCCGCTAATCCCCAACCAGATCGAGATCAACAAGACGCTGGCGCGGCGCAGTTTGATCGTGAAGCGGTACGGATACCCCACCGCAGTGTATGACGCCGAAAAGATTGATAACCCGGCGGCGCTGCAGAAGGTGGGCGCCGCGGTACGGGCGCGGAACCTGAGTGGGATGCCCATTACCAACGTGGTACAGTACCTGGAACCGCGCACCACCAGTGGCGAGGGAGCAGCCCTGCAGCAGGAACTGATTGCCACCACACGGGAACTGGAAGGTGCAAGCGACAACGCCACCGGTCAGGTGGATGTGACCAAGACCAGCGGCGAAGCCATTAAAGCGGCGCGGGACCAGGCGGCAATGGTACTCAATGACCAGGCAGCTGCCTACAAGAGTTTTGTGGAGCAGATGGCGCGGATCTGGTACAAACTGTGGTGCGCCTACAGTCCCCAGGGGATGACCTTCTTGTACAAGGACCCGGCGGGTGGGGAGAGCATGCTGCATGCCATCATCACCCCGCAGGCGTTGGCGGCGCTGGACATGCAGATCAAGATCGACGTGAGCCCGGCGGACCCATACAGCGTGCTGAGCCAGCAAACCAGCCTGGACAACGCCCTGGGCGGAGGGCATATCACGTTCGAGGAATGGGTGAGTGTGCTGGACGCCAACAGCCCGGTGCCGGCAGCCAAGTTCCGAAAGATTTTGGAAGAACGCAAAGCCGCACAGCAAGAGATGGCCGCGCAGCAGGCTGCGGCCCAGGGGCAGGGAGTAGCCAATGTAGCAGGCCTGGAGGACGCCGTACAGCAGGCGGCCATCCAGGAAGCAGCGATGCAGGGAGGTGGCGCGAATGCAGTGCAGAGTGTGCCGGTGTGAAATGGGCATTGTGGCGACACGCATTGAAGTGGAGGGGGACAAGAGCCCCGACACGGTGACCAGGGTGTACCGGGTGTTGGACCTTGCCTGCCGGGCCAAACAGTGCAGCGAGTACGGGAAGGTGCAGGCACAGCAGCGTGTGGAACTGAAATAGGCAACCCCGGCGAAAGCCGGTTTGCATAAACCCGGCGGGACGGGCAAACACCCGAGGGCGGTGACCTGCACCAAAATACGCGGCGGACGCGAAAAAACCGAATACCCACCAACGGGAAAAAATGGAGGCAGAGATGGATCTGGAAAACAACGGTATGAGCTTGGAAGGCATGGACTACGATCCGCGGGAAGCGGAAGGCGCCGGGCGGGAACATGGGAACGAAGGAGAGGGCGCCGGGAGGCCGGAAGAAAGCGGCGCGGAAAACAGCGTGCGGCCGGGGAAAGCTGATGGGCAGGAACCGCAGGGGGACCATGCGGGGGAACACGACGGTGCGCAGGACTGGAAGACTCCGCAGAATGCGGAGAACGCACAGCGGCGCCGGGAGGCGGAACAGCGGCAACGGCAGCGGTATTTTGCCGAGTTTGCAGCCGGTCTGACGGACCCGGTGACCCAGCAGCCTTTTGCAAATGAGGAAGCCTGGAGCCGATGGAAGCAGAATGCAGCCATTGCTGCCCAGGCACAGAAGGCCGGTGTGGAGCCGGAAGCGGCCCAGCGTCTGGTGGACAGTATGCGGGACACTATCCGGCAGACGGACCCGGAGTTCCGGCGGATGGCCCAGGAAAACCAGGCAGTACGGCGCCAGCAGGCGGAAGCCATGCAGCAGCAGATCTTTGCGCAGGATCTGGCGGCCATACGCAAAATGTACCCGGATGAGAAGGCAAAAAACGTGACCGAGATGGGGGACGAGTTTATGGCCATGATGGCCACCGGCCAGGTTGACGCGGTGAGTGCCTACGAAGCGGTGCGGGCAAAACGGCAGCGCACCGCCCCCAAGCCGCCCAGTACCGGAAAAATCCAGGCAGGCGCTGCCGGGCAGGGTGCGTACTATACGCGCGAACAGGTAGAGGCTATGAGCGACGAGCAGATCGAAAGAAATTTCGACGATATCCGCCGCAGCATGGCAACGTGGAGATAAGGAGTGAATGAAAAGTGTCTTACAGAAATTTTTCGCCCAAGATTTGGGCCAAGCAGATCAACCGCGAACTGGAGCGGGCCATGGTGTTTGCAGAGGACTGCAACCGAAAGTATGAGGGTGATGTGAAGCAGATGGGGGACACCGTGAAGGTGCTGGGCGTGGGCAAGCCGACCATCACTAAGCAGGTGGGCGGCAGCATTGTGCTGCAGGACGCGGAAGCGGTGGAGGATACCAGCGTGGATATGGTCATCAACCGTGTGGCCTACTTCAACTATCTGGTGGACGACATCGACCGGCGGCAGGCGGTGGGCGGTCTGATGGATGCCCTGAGCGCTGAGAGCAGCGAGGGTACCGCCAATGCTATGGACGAGGACATCGCGGCCCTGGCTGGGACCGCCGACGCGCCGAAGCTGTTCAAGAGTACGACCGCAATCACGGTGGACAACATCCTGAAGCAGATCGACCTTGGCGTGCAGAAGCTGATGGAGAATGATGTGAAGCCGGAGACCAAGATCGTGGTCACGGTGCCGCCCTGGTTCAAGACCATTCTGCGGCAGGCGTATGTGCAGCTGGATACCAACAACAGTGCCATGCTGAAGAATGGGCGTGTGGGGCAGTATGACAACGTGATCGTGAAAATGTCCAACAACTGCCACCGCAACAGCGACAACGGCCATGATATCATGCTGCGCACCCAGCGGGCTGTGGCGTTTGCCAACCCGCTGACCCATGTGGAACCCTACCGCCCGGAAAAACGGTTTGCCGACGCGGTGAAGGGATTTGTGCTGTATGGCACCAAGATCGTGCGGCCCAAAGAGATGATCGTGCTGAACGTGAAGGAGGGAACCTGATATGTCTGTGGTGAAGATTACGCCTGAAAAAATGGATCTGAACACCGGCATGACCCTGAAGGACGGGACCGCCATGGATGCCAGCGACGGCATCTATGTGGAGTACACCGGCAAGGATGACAACATCGTGCTGTTGTTGACGGGCTCGGCGGAGGATACGGTGACCGTGAAGATGGGCAACGGCTTGCAGGGAGTTGCCGACCAAACCGTGAGTCTGACGGCCAACAAACCGGCAGCCCTGACGCTGGAAAGCGGCAAGTTCAAGCTGGTAAGCGGCGAATACAAGGGCTATGTGCATCTGACCGGCGCGGCGACCACCAAAGTACAGGCATTCGAGTTGCCGGTGTGACGGGGACCCCCGGCGGAGACGCCGGGGGTTTTGTGATAGGAAGGAAAGACGATGCAGAAGCAATGGACGGTGGCACAGCTGAAAACGCTGGTGCTGAAGTTGCTGGATGAATCCAGCCCCAAAAATGACCTGACCGCCAAAATTCCGGTTTTTATGGACACGGCGCAGAAGGAAGTCAGTTTGTATTGCCCAATCCGGGCGCAGTGGCGTGCGGATGCAGCGGGAACTGTGCCGGCGGATCTGCGCAAGGTGCTGAGTGTACGGACAGAAAACGGAAGCGCTGTTCCGTACCAGACCCGGACCGGCTCGGATGGGCTGGTGCTGGAGGCGGAAAGCTACCCGGTGCTGGTAGAGTATGAGAAGATCCCGGAAGAAATCACGGCGGCGACCCCGCAGGAAACGCTGCTGGAACTGCCTGAGCGGGCTGTGCTGGCCATGGCCTACTACATCGCTGCACAGTGCAACAGCCTGGAATATGACCAGCGGTTCTTTCAGAGTTTTTACGCACAGTACCAGGGAAAGCTGCAAAATCTGGCCAGCGACCCGGAAGGGGTACAGTTCAGTGTGACGGTAGACAACAGCCTGCCGGATTGGATGTGAGACCATGGCGTACAAAGCAATCAACATGCCGTCCAGTGCGGCACCGAGCCTGAGCGTGGTGCGCATTGAGGATTTCCTGGGGGTAGACCTGACCAATCAACCCACCAATGTGGATGCAAAGCGCAGCCCTGACGCGCGGAACATGATACGGGATGTGCCGGGAAAAGTGCGCAAGCGCATGGGCTACAGGACCATGTATACACTGGAAGGCCAGGTGAACGGGTTCCACCGGCTGAACGGAAAACCACCGCTGATCCATGCGGGGGGCAACTTATACCGTGTGGTGGATGGGGAATGCACCGCGGTGTACAGTGAGGCAAACGACGCACGCAGTATGAGCTGGGAATTTGATGGGAAGCTGGCCATAGCGGACGGGAAGGCGTTGCTGTTGTATGACGGTGAGGCGGTAAGCAGGGCCGATGCCAACGGCAAGGTGCCGATCCTGACAATCAGCCGGCAGCCAAACGGTGGCGGGACGGCCTACGAGGGACTAAACCTGATACAGCCCAAATGGGAAGAAGACTTCCTGGTGGATGCCGGCCACAAGGAGGAGAAGGTATTCCAGCTGAGTTTTGGGGAACTGGACGAAACCCCGGTGGCCGTGCAGGTGATGAATGGCGAGGGCGGCTGGGATGACAAGGAAGAAAATACCGATTTTACGGTGGACCGGGAGACGGGTACCGTGACCTTTACCACGGCGCCGGGGGAAACGCCGGTGAGCGGTACGGACAACGTGAAGATCACGGCGAGCCGTACCGTGGAGGGCTATGCTGACCGGATCAACCAGTGCTGCGTGGGGATTCAGTTTGGTGTGAACGGCGCAAGTGACCGGCTGTTTTTGGCGGGGAACCCGACGCTCATCAACTACGACTGGTACAGCGGGCAGAACGATCCGACCTACTGGAGTGATACGGCATACAGTGTGCTGGGACAGAGCGATGCGGCCATCGTAGGGTACAGCGTTGTGAATGCTAGGCTGGCAGCACATAAAAACGGGCAGGATGCGCAGAGAAACTGCATTGTGAGGGAGGGAAACCTGGTAGACAACCAGCCAGCCTTCCCCATCGTGAACATTTTGCAGGGGGAGGGCGCCGTAGGGCGCTATACCTTCGGTTATCTGCAAACAGAGCCGCTTTTCCTGACGGAACTTGGGGTATATGCCATTACTGCACAGGACATCACAGGCGAAAAGTACAGCCAGCTGCGCAGTTTTTACCTGAACGGCAAACTGCTGGAAGAGGAGGGGCTGGAAAACGCCTACAGCTGTGTGTACCGTGACATGTATTGGTTGGCCGTAAACGGGAAGGTTTACATCCTGGACGGGTTGCAGGCGAGCCAGACGGACCGCAGTGCACCGTATGCTACACGGCAGTATGCAGGGTTTTACCTGACGGATATACCGGCACGGGTTCTCTGGGTAGATGGAGGAACACTGTGGTTTGGGGATGCTGCCGGGAAGGTGTACAAATTCTGTACAGATTCCAGCGATCTGCTGAGCTACAGCGACGACGGCAGGCCAATTTATGCTTGCTGGCGCACGCTGGATGTGGCCGGAAAAAATGTGTACCGGGCCAAGAATTTCAGCCGCCTTTATGTGGAATTGGCGGCCGCTGCAGCCACAGGGGTAAAGGTGTTCGCCCGGGTGAGCGGCGTATGGGAAGAGCTGTGGGAGGATACTTCCAGCGCGCGGTATTTTGATTTTGCCAATGTGGATTTTGGAAAACTATCTTTCAGCTGTGATAACAACCCTAAGACCATGGGGGAAAAAATCAGCATCAAGAAGGTGGACAAGGCCGGGTTCCGTGTAGAAAACGGAGAGTTGAACGAACCGTTTGGGCTGAACAATATCAGCATCGAGTATGTGGAGACTGGGTATTACAGGAGGTGAGAAAGTGGCTTTTGAAAGAATCAGCGAGGAAGAACTGGCAGCGGTAGGCGTAGAATTGCTGGATGACCAGCCGGGCCTGGCGCCGGATGCGATGAAAGCAAAGTTTGAAGAAACCGCCAAAGAGCTGCTGGCACCCAAATATAACAAGCTGGCAGATCAGCTGGAAGCGGAAACAGCATCGGAAAGCCTGGGCGCAAAGGTGCCGGAGGGACTGCCGGAGGAAACAGAGAAAACGGTACAGGCGGTTCTGCTTGCGCTGATGCTGTATGTGCAGGCGCATGAGAAAAAACGGGAAAACCCGCATGTTGTGACCGCTGCCCAGGTGGGGGCATATACCAAAGAACAGACTGATAAGGCAATCAACGATAAAGTTGTAGCGATCGGTGGCGGAGATATGGCGATGTCGGTATATGACCCGGATATGCTGAGGAAACCGATTTACAAAGCCATCGATGATGCAGTAGAGGACCTTAAAAAGTTGGTGCTGGATAAAGAGCACTACGACCCGCAAGGAAAAAACAAGGATGTATATGCGACTATCGATGCCGCGGCACCGAAGTACGAAGCCATCCTGCGACTGGACGGGTGGGTGGAATCCACCAGTGAGGAGCAGGCCGTGGGGTACACGCTGGCCCAAGAGGTGACCCTCACGGCCGTGACTCCCAACGCGCCGACTGTCATGGCCGCCAGTGAGTTTTTGACCGGGTGCGGGTATGACCCCACGGGCGTTGCTGCCACCGATGAGATTCTCGATGAGGTGCTGGCCATCGTTAATGCGGGCCTAACCCGCAGCCTGGACGGAGGAAAAATAAGAACTATTGTCAAGGAGAAGCCTGCTGCTGACATTGTGCTGCACTGGGTGATTCGTACGGAGGTGAGCTGATGGGGACCATGCAGGTAGTACGGGGAATAGGTGCTTCAAT